GAGCGTTCTGGAGGAATCTTCCAAGATCAAGCGTTGCGGCCAGGAATGCGAGGATGGTTGTGGTGCCCCCCAGCCTGACAAGTTTACGCGTGAGGGCATTGCACGCATCGTGGCGCACTACCAGGAGCTCAAGCAGCAACAGCCGCTGGAAGTGGAGTATGTACATCGCTTGTTCCGTCGTATCTCGGATGAGGATGTCGACTTCATGGGCCTGAGTCGCTTCTGGTGCCGCCCTGATTGGATGATCTGCACGGTGCTTCGCGTTCCGCCCCCGCAGGTTCGTCCATCCGTCGTACAGGACAATAATCAACGCTCAGAAGACGATTTGACGCACAAACTGGTTGATATTATCAAGAATGACCGAACACTATTACAAAAGATCGAAAACAATTCAAGCAAAAATGTCATTGATGAGATGACGAATGTTGTGCAGTATCATGTGGCGACCCTGGTCGATAATGACATTCCTGGTGTGGCTCCCTCCGCGCAGCGCAGTGGTCGTCCCCTGAAGTCCATTCAGCAGCGCCTGGGTGGAAAGGAGGGTCGTATCCGTTACAACATTCAGGGCAAGCGTGTGGAGTTCTCCGCGCGTTCGGTCATTACGCCCGATCCGAACCTGAGTGTGGCAGAGATTGGTGTGCCGATTGAGATCGCCATGAACCTGACGAGCCCTGAACCGGTTACGCCCTACAATCTCAAGAAGCTCTACAAGTTGGTACAGAATGGAGCAGATAAGTGGCCAGGCGCCAAGACGATTGTGCGAAAGGATGGTCGCATGATTTCACTGAAGCATGTGAAAACGGAGGAGATTGTCCTTTATGAGGGTGATGTGGTGAATCGTCACTTGCTCGACAATGACATTCTCCTCTTTAATCGTCAGCCGACGCTTCATAAGATGTCGATGATGGGTCATCGTGTGAAGGTTCTGCCGTACAAGACCTTTCGCATGAATGTTCTCGCGACTCGTCCCTACAACGCCGACTTCGACGGTGATAAACTTCCCTTATTCTAAGGGACATCTTGTCACCAACAGGTAGCCACCTTGAATGTTGTGATTGTCACATTCAAGGATTAATGGTGTAAGCATCACAATTTGTACATGTTGCGCGGTATGTGCGAATAATATAACTACCTAGTAGAAAATTTGATTGAATATAAATTAATTTAATTGCCAGAATGAACAAATTATTAGAAGATAACACACAAGTTGTCGGTCATATTTACCTCATGACAAATACAAAAACAAATAAATACTATGTTGGACAAACACTTTCTCATCGAAAGAATCGTGGGAAATATAGGCCATTTGGATATATGGGACGCTTTCAAGATCATATCAGTGAAGCAATATGTAACACCAAAAAGAAACAGTGTACATATCTGAATAACGCGATACGACTACATGGTAAAGAGGCGTTTCATTGTAGATTGCTTATAGTGTGTCTAAAGAGCGATCTAGATACACAAGAGGAGCATTACATTAAGGAGTATAACTCACTCTATCCAAATGGCTATAATCTCACACTCGGTGGAAAAGTGTTTAAAAACATAGAAACAATAGATGTTGAAAGTACATCTCCTACCAATCCGTCTAAAAAACGGGGAGGATGCACGAGTCGCAGTAAAGAAACTCGTGCAAAAATGACAGAACGATTGAAAGAAGTTATGGGGACTCCAGAGGCTAGAGAAAAGCTAATGAAACAGAGTCAAACACAACATAGTGCGATAAAGCTTTCAATGTTCAAAGGTGTAGTAGTTGATATGAACAATATAGACCAATATATCCGAGTTCGAAACAATAAGGATGGTTCAAAGTTCATTAAACTTGTCATAGGAGATAAAAAAACATCATTTACAGGTAAATATGAGACGATTGAGGAATTAAAAGAAAAGGCAATTGAATTTATAAAAACAATCAATTATTCTGCAACACTTCCAAACTGTTCGGGAAACCCCTAAAACTTATACTACCAAAGCACTTGTGAAAGCAATTGTCTGGCTCTAGAGAAATACTGGAGGTAGGGTAAAAATGTATAAGATGAGCATCTTGCTGAGATGCGAAATGGGCAATCCGCAGCCAAGCTTCTACGTCCGCGAGGATAGGATAGGAAGACGGTTCAGAGACTAAATGGTAGTGGGTCATATATGACGGTCTAATCAACCCGATATGGCTTAAGATATAGTCCGCCCCCCTTGGAAACTTGGGGGATCGTTCGGAGATGAACGCGCACCTGCCTCAGAGCTATGAGGCCATGGTAGAATTAGAAGAAATAGCGGCGGTGCCGCACCATATTATCACACCGCGACATGCGAAGCCGATGATCGGTGTGTATCAAGATACGCTGGTGGGTTCCTATCGCCTGACGCAGCCAGGCATCGAATTCACGCAGCGCGAATTCATGAACTTGATGATGTGGAACAAGCGTTTCGACGGTCTGATGCCAAATGCTCGCATTGTAGATCGTAAGCGCTGGACGGGCCAGCAAGTACTGAGTGCGCTGTTGCCACCCGTTAATATCGAAATGCCAAACAAATCATATAATCGTAAAACAGACAACAAAGATTCAGTCAATTATGTGAAGATCGTAGAAGGTGACATCATACAGGGTGTGGTGGATGGTGACATCTATATGAAGCCGTCGAAGGGCATCGTCCATGTATCCTACAATGATCATGGCCCCAAGGACACCGTGAATCTGTTGGATTCTCTTCAGAATACGGTGGAGAACTTCCTTGTCTTAAATGGCTTCAGTGTCGGCATCAGCGATTTGATTGCTGATGAGGAGACCAACCGCCAGATTCAAGAGAAGATCCAGGAGCGTAAGAAGCAGGTCGAACAAGTGATTCTGCAGGTCCATCTGGACTTGTTCGATAACAATACAGGCAAGACCAACCAGCAGGAGTTTGAGGATCAGATCTTTGGTATTCTCAACCAGGCGACTTCGGATGCAGGGAAAACAGGCCAGGAGTCACTTTCAAACGAGAATCGTCTCTTGGCAATGGTCCGTTCGGGTTCGAAGGGAGAGCCGCTCAATGTGGCGCAGATGATGGCGTGTCTGGGTCAGCAGGCCATTGAGGGTAAGCGTGTCCCCTATGGCTTTACGGATCGCACACTACCGCATTACAAGAAATACGATGACAGTGCAGAGGCGCGTGGGTTCATCGAGTCATCGTTCATTCGCGGCCTGACCCCGCAGCAGTTCTTCTTCCACGCCATGTCGGGCCGTGAGGGTCTGATTGATACTGCTGTCAAAACCGCTGATACAGGTTACATTCAGCGTCAGCTTGTCAAGTCGATGGAGGACCTGACGGTTCAGCACGATGGCACGGTGCGTGATGCCAACAACAACATTATCCAGTTCCACTATGGCGAAGATGGAATCAACCCTACCAAGATTGAGACACAGGGTTTGCCGCTGGAAGCCCTCTCGCAGGAGGACATTCGTACCGTCTATGGCATGCAGAATCAGGATTGGAGCGCGATTCTAAAGAGCGGCACCGTTCGTGAGAATGATGAGTTGATTGTCCAGGCGTATGTCGAGGAGATGCTTCAGGATCAGCGTATGATGGTAGAGGAAGTCTTTCAGAAGAAGACGCACGAAGATGGTAGCATCTTTGCCCCTGTGAACTTGGCACGCGGGGTTCTCAATATCAAGACGCGATTTGGGATCAAGAACACCGATCAAACGGATCTGACTCCAAAGGTGGTACTGGAGGGCATCAAAAAGGTCATTGACCGCACCCACCCCTATCATAAAATCTGGTGCGCTCTTCTCCGTTTCCACCTTGCGCCGCACAAGATCATTGTGGAGGAACGCTTTACAAAGAATGCATTCGAAGTGCTGATGGAGCTCATTGTCGTGACGCACATGAAGTCATGGGTGCAGCCAGGAGATCAGGTGGGCATTGTGGCGGCACAATCGATTGGTGAGCCGGCTACACAGATGACTCTGAATACTTTCCACCAAGCAGGTGTTGCCAGCAAATCAGCCGTCACGCGAGGTGTGCCGCGTCTTCGCGAACTGCTGAAGGTGACGCAGAATCCGAAGGCGACCTCCCTTACGATCTATCTGAAGCCTGAATATCGTAAGAACAAGGATAAGGCCCGCGAAGTTGTGCAGGATCTGGAGCTGACAGTGCTTCGTAACATCACAGACAAGGTGGCGATCTACTGGGATGAAAATGATGAGAGAACGGTGGTACAGGAAGATATTCAGCTCATGTCATTCTACCGTCAGTTCGAAATGGATACACAGAGTGCGAATTGGTCGAAGTGGATGCTGCGTTTGGAGCTAAATCGCGAGGAGATGTTTAACCGCAATATCTCTATTCAGGAGGTAGTATCCGTGATTAAGGTTCAGTTTAACAATGACATCAATGTCGTGTATAGCGATTATAACTCAGACAATCTCGTGATGCGTATTCGTCTTCCCAATCGTGATAATGACACCGCCTCGAATCTGGACGAATTCACCAATCTCAAGAAGTTCCAGAACAAACTACTGAATAGCATTGTGATTCGCGGTCTTCCTGGTATTAAGGCCGTTACTTTCCGCAATGATAAGCAGTTTGTGGAGATGGTGGAGGGCCGTTATCAGGAAGTGGAGCAGTTCGTGCTGGACACGGATGGATCGAATCTGATCAAGGTCATGAACCATCCCGCGGTCGATGGGACGCATGTGTATTCCACGAATGTATGGGACATCTATGAGGTGCTTGGAATTGAGGCAACGCGTGCGATTCTCTTTAATGAAATCAGCGGTCTCTTTGATAGCGTGGGCGTCAATTACCGTCACCTCTGTCTTCTGTGCGATGTGATGACGCGATTCGGTCGCTTGATGTCGATTGATCGTTATGGCATCAACAAGAATGATATTGGCACGCTGGCAAAGGCATCATTCGAGGAGACAGAGAAAATTCTACTAAAGGCCGCGCTGTTTGGAGAGGTGGATCCAGTAACAGGTGTGTCAGCGAATATTATGATGGGACAGGCCATTCGTGGTGGAACGGCATTCTCCCAGATTCTACTGGACGATCAGGCGCTACCTGTGCTCTTGCGGGAAATTGATGTGGAGAGAGGCCGACTGGATCAGGAAGAGGAGGGAGATCTGGATCAGATGGAAGACTCTCGTCCCTCGATGGATGATCCATGCGCACTTACGCAGTTCCAGATGAATATGGTACTTCCTACTACAGCCGTGCCTATCGAAATGCAGTTGGATGAGCCTGATGTAGAAATTGATATTGTGGATGCATAATCTAAAGATAAAACGGAATAGATAGAGTATGGAAACAGTGCGACCGACATG